ATTCAACACAGAAATTATCATTAAGCATATTGTATGCTTGTTTGAAAATTTCAAATCGAATCTCATAAGGTGTTTTGGACATAATAATCTCCTGTGTGTAGTGTGTGTTAATAGGGTCATTTTGACTCCACCACTTAGTTTTGAGAAACTAAGAAAAGTTGGGTTAACTTTGATATCTCGGTAATACCAAAGAATGCACATAAAAATAGTACATCCCAAAGTTTAAGTTTAATTGCAAAAGGTACTGTGAGTAATCCCCCAACAACTTTTATCATTAAACCATATTTAAATTCTCCCCATAGCATAGTTTGATAACCAATTATGAGGAGAATGTTTCCAATCCACCGAAGCAAATCAGATTTAGACATAAGGGGTTTTGCTCCCGACCAGTTCTGTTATAGACCATCCGTGTCTATTTAATCATCATCCTTAATGTAGCAAGGTACTCTGTCTGGGTCAAGCCAACGCGCATAGTCAATGTCTTCCATAGCAAGAGAACATTGCATTACATTATCAAAAAGATAAATGTCATTCCAACGTTTTGTGTATTCATTTTGTTTTTGCATACGGTAATCAGGTTTACCGTTGATTTCAAGAATACCTACCTCTACGAAGCGATATCCTTCACGTTCTAGAAGAACTTTAGTCATACAGCTTCAACAGATTCAAGATCACTAGCGACATATTCCATAAGCATTTCATAATCATCCAAAGGATCACCAGAGAACACTACACCTTCGTTTTCATAATAACGACGAACCTTTTTGTAGAGTTTCGGATTCTTTACATCAAGGTAGAATTCGCCATTTGCCGCACCACGAAGGGTTTGAACGTCTTTCTTGAATTTTACTGTAAGAGTCATTTTTTTGAATGTTGACCTTAGTATTATAAGGGTTTGACTTGAAGAAGTCAAGATGGACAGTAGAGTTTCTGTCCTATGCTCCTTGCGTGGATCGAACACGCCTCAGGCGAATTATGAGTTCGCTGCATTCACCAGATTGCTAAAGGAGCAGACGGAAGATTTACCCAGCCTCAGGTTTCCCTTCACAGGCACGGAACCTCCAATACGAGTGGGTGGATTCGAACCACCTCAAAGCCGCTAATCTGGCGGAAAGAGTTTATAAGACTCCTCTGACTACCAAGTCTCACTCGCATAAAAGTTGCCTTGAAGCAACTTATAAGACCCATATGTTGCCTTGAATCAACAACCTTCTTCGTGGTCAGTATGAATGCGTATTATATCCTCACTCACACCAGATTCTTCAAAGACTTGTACCACTTCTTTATATGGCACCATAACTGCGTTGCCATGCTCACTTGTTATGATAAATGATTCTCCGTTGTCTATTCGTTCCATTAGATTATCAAAGTCAGATTGAAATTCTTCTACAGTAAATGATTGAAGTTCAGAAAGTTCTTGCATTTTCATAAAGTGAAGTTTATGAGTCGGGCATAAAGGATTTGAACCTTTGACCTTTCCGCCCCAAACGGAACGCGCTACCAAACTGCGCTAATGCCCGATATAGTGTTCGATTCTATGACAATTAGAACAAAGAACCTCACATTTGTTTAGTTCTTTCATAACATTTTCCCAAGATCTACTTCTTGCTATTACACAAGGATCAAATTCATCTTTATCGTTATTGGGGTGATGGAACTCTAGTGCTCTATAATCACTATATCCACATCTATTGCACGATAAAGTTTTTTTGTATTCTCTAAACTTTTGCATTCTTAAAGAACCTTCTTCAAGTTTCTGTTTAGAGTAGCAGGGAATGCATTTATGTCTGTAGTATTGAACTCCCTTTATCATACCCGCAGATGGAAATTCTGTCAAGCATAAAAGTTTTTCTTTACCACATTTTTTACAAACCCTCGTTTCCATTTGGGAATATTATTTATTCTCCCAAATATTTATAAAGGTTATTTGTCTTTATGTATGAAAGCAATTCCCATAATTGGCAGAACAATAATACCAAATCCACAAGCACCCAACCAAACTGGACTTGCTGCTAAGACTTCGACTAGATGAAACATTAATATCCTCTCCAACTTTTAAATTCGTAATAAAAATATTGATCAACAGTATTGTCTAATGGAGCATTCTCTTCCCTATGTGCCCATTCTACACAGAACTCTACTATACGTGGATCGTGCAATGAACTGCGCCCCCACATTCTTACAAATGCTGATGCAGCAAAATGATATCTTTGCTTAGTGTGCGGTTCCATTTCCGTTATAGTTTTTGGAGTCATAATACCCTCCTCGTGTTCCAAAATAGAGTGTTGCTAAAACAAATAGGACTGAAGCGAATAATAATAGTTTTCCTAGTAACATAATTTTATTGTGGGTATGCGTGATTTAATCCCCAAATAATAAAGATTCCAATAATACCAAAGATAGTCATAGTTGCATAAATTGTTTTACTCATCTTCTTCATCCTCATAAGTAGATGGTTCTTCAAACAGTTCGTCTATCTTCTGCTGCAAAACTCTACGTTGAAGTTGTTCGATGTCTTCGTCTGTAAACTTTACCACTAATAACGGGTCTCCTGGTTTAACGTCGTTTAACTCTGGATGTTTTACCTTTGGACTTTTAGAATACCCACGATGAGCATTCATAATCATCCAACCTTGCACGATCATTGATAGTGCAATACCTACAAGTACAAACCACGGAACTAAAAAGATTAATGGAGAGTAATTTTGAGCCATGGTAATACTGGCGGAATAACTCCGACTAACCTTAAAAGTCCCTCAGCAAATAAAGCAAGAACCACCCAACCGACGCACATACTAATGATAGAAGCATTGCGGTTATGTCTTCGTATAGCAGCATCAATCATCTCCTGAACTTCTTCACGACTTACCAACTCATCACCAGGTTCCATCACTTCTCATCTCCAAGAAACTTCGCAAGTGGGTCTTTTCTGGTCTTTAAAATTTCACATGCTCTATAATAAAACATATTGTCGGTGTTGCCAGAGGCTTCAAAAGTTGCCTTGATCTTCACCCAGTTTTCATAGGTGTGTTGATCCATAGGGGTCTATACCTGTGATACTACTATATAATAATCACAGGTATTTCAAAGTCAATCTTTTGTGTTCATATGGTAACACTCTTGAAAAAATTGTTAAATTTGTAACTTTTCTAAACGGAAAGGGTGGGATTCGAACCCACGGATGCTTTCACATCGCTAGTTTTCAAGACTAGAGCCTTCAACCACTCGACCACCTTTCCAGTGGGGAGGTTCAGCGAACCTCAAAGTCCAAACGCTTTACTTTGCGTTGGCGTCTTGCCTCTTGCCAGGCAATATCTTGTGTAGAGAGAACATTTGATTTTTGTTCTTTCTGAATAGAGTTTAGCATTACAACCCGTGATAAGTCAACTGCTGAAATCTTATCACCACGAATTGTTGCCATATTAGGACAACCACACGTTACAGTTTTCGTTGGGTGTCCTACTATCTCTTTATTACAATCTTTGCATCTTATTGAAATCATAATTCATAAATCCTGTCACTGTGTAAATGATCTTAACATCCAAATAAATTTACCATGCGCTTCATTCAAATCATCAACAAGATTAATAGTACCTTTTGATTTTTGATTTTCTGCTTCTTCTGATACTTGTGTAAGAAGGTCAACTATCTTTTGATTTCCTTCTAATAAGTCACGCACCATTCCCATTGTATCTAGTCCACTATTTGCTTCTGAAATATGAGAAACTTCTGTAATTCTAGAAAGAGTAGGAACTGGTTTTATATTTAAGTATCTCATATGCTCAGTAATTCTGTCAATCTCTTCAAACATTGCTTCATACTGTTCTCCGAAGAGGTCATGAAATTGTTTGAAGTCATCGCCAACAACATTCCAATGATATACCCAAGTCTTTTGAAAAAGAACAAAGAGACTTGCTTGAGTGTCGGAAAGTAGTTTATAAAGTGATTCCATTATACTCTTTTTATGAGTATTTATGCAAGTGGGAGCAGAGGGATTCGAACCCCCGACATTCTGCGTGTAAAGCAGACGCTGCTACCGCTGAGCTATGCTCCCGTGGCTCCCCCACCTGGACTCGAACCAGGAACACTTTGATTAACAGTCAAATACTCTGCCAATTGAGCTATAGGGGAATGAAGGAAGTTACTGGACTTACACCAGTTACGAGGGCATTGTCTGCTTGTCTTGATTCTTTGACTTAACTTCCTTTGGCGTCTTTCTATGCTATCTGCATAACGACTACCAAGAGCGGAGTATCGGAATCGAACCGACGACATCTAACTTGGAAGGATAGCGTTCTACCGCTGAACTAACTCCGCTTATGAGACAATCATAAACCATTTAGGTTTGATTGTCAAGTGCCCAAGAGAAGATTTGAACTTCCACGCTTTTTAAGGCGGCGGATTCTAAGTCCGCTGTGTCTACCGTTCCACCACTTAGGCAAGATGGAGTAAGTGTGATATACCTCATAAGGATATAACAGTGACTTACCCTCTATCACTTTTATATAGTAACAGATTCGAAAGAATCTGTCAAGCGTCCTTTGAGAGATTCGAACTCCCGACACATAGGTTCGTAGCCTACTGCTCTGATCCACTGAGCTAAAAGGACTTGGCGAAGGGTCAGAGACTTGAACTCTGAACTTTGGTTTTGGAGACCAAGATGTTACCAATTACACCAACCCAACTGGCTGAGAAACTAGG